GAAGAAGATGGATTCGATTTATAATCCAGCTCCTTCTCCAACAAACATAACGGATCTGGCAACAGGGACCAAGAATCTAGACAAAGAAGGTTTGATGTCATTAAGACAAGCAGATGATTTACCACCCCCAGGTTCACGTGGTGGACCAGAGGATATTGCAGCGCCATTTACAGGTGCAGGTTTAGAGGGACTTAAAAATGTTAAAGGTAGTAATTTAATTGTAAACGATGTGGTAGATACAATTTATTTAAACGCAGGTGTAGCACCTGCAGCTCAACCAGTGGTCAGAGCAAACGCGAGAGATTTTTTAAACAGAGTAAAAAGTTTAACCGATGATGTAGAAGGCACAACTCTATCCGATGTTATGGAAGCAGATGATTTTAGATTCATGACTGAAGGTGGTGGAGGCGGTATGGGTGATCCATTATTATTGGTACAAAAATATTTTGGGCCTAAAGTTGCATCAGCAGTTGCAAAATTAGATGGGCCAAATGATATACAATTATTTGCTGAAAGATTAGTTAGCGTCAAAGATGCAAGAGGTAGAGGTGTAACGAATAGAAGTTTTGATCCTGATACAGTTGACATAGATGACTTTGAATTTGCAGATGGTGGACGTGTGCCATATTTTAGAGGTAAACTTGTTGGCAAAGCTTTAGGTCTTGCAAAGAAAGCTGCTGCAAGAGCTGGTGGTTCAAAAGAGATGGGTTACCAAGCTTTACGTAAATATGGAATCGAAGCTGACGATATATCTAGATTGTTTGCAAGTGTAGGGTCCGATCCAAACTTAGTTGGTAAAGAAAAAACAGCATACATGAGACAACTACATAACGTTTTAAGAAACCCAGATGATTTTCCAGATGCTATTAAAGACATTCAGATAAGATTAGGTCTTGACCCAATAGGATTTAAAAGCGGTGGCCTAGCTAAGATCCTGGAGGTCTAATGCCAATTACGTTAACACCAGAGATAATACAAAAATATAAAAATTGGATTAATCAAAACAGTTTTAAAGTTCAAGGCAAAGATTATTTTAATAATATAGCTTTTACAGAATTTGTAAGAAAATCAGAAAAAATAACAGATACTAAGCAGGCTCAAAAAAGAGTAGGCTATTTACTTAAATCAGTTTTAAAACCTAAAGCCATACCTTTGCAGAAAGGAAGAGATAAAGTAGTTAAGTTATTAGGTGAGGCTTTTGATAACGATGAAGAATTTAGAGCTTCATTTAAAAAAAGATTTGGTAATGCAACCATTGCAAATTTAACTAACGATCAACTACAGTCATTGAAAAATACAGTTGAGACAATGGCTAAAGCAAAAAAATTAATTCCTAAAGATGCTATTACTTACAAAGAATTTATAGAAAGATCTGGTTTAACAAAAGCAACAGTAGATTCTTTACGATCAGGTAATCAAAGAAACACAGAAAGAGGAAAAGAATTTAATAGATTGTTTAAGTTTAATGTGGTGCCAAATAAAGCTACATACATTAGTGAAGCAGGTCTAACAGATAAGATAAAAGAATATAATAAATTTAGAGAACAAGATTTTATTTATGAGGATACTCTTAAACGAGTAAATAAATTTAAAAAATCAAAAGTAATTCAAAATTATCTTGATGGTAAAAATACTCTTTTGTTTACTAAGAAAGGTAGATCAGAAGCTATAAAAGTTTTAGGTGGTGCAACCCCTTATCAAGCATCTTACGCGTTATCTATATTGGGCAGAGCCTATGATGGTGACAATATAAAAGGTATAGATGTAAAACCAGATAAAGCAAAAGCAGAGTTTATACATAAAAATTTAGCTAGCCTTGGTGCAAGAGACCCTTGGTCTGCACCGGTTTACGAACAAGGTTTAAGACAAGTCAACAAAGAATTAAAAGGTGTGGGAAACTTTAGAACTTTTAAAGATTCTTATACTGAAGAGATGAATAGAATTTTTGATGAAATGGGTATCGATAAAAAATATCGTACATCAATCAATGAGATTGTTTCAGTCAAAGGTGCATATAGAAATACAATAGCTCCGTATGCTGCATTTGTAGATCTGACTAGAGCTGATTTAAACGAATATATAGCAGGCCAACAAGCTGATTTATCAAAAGCATTAAAGTATTTAGATGAGAATAGAAAAGATCTTACAAAATTTAATAATAAAATTAAATTATTTAACGAACAAACAAATCCAAAAAGATTAAAATCAATTGAAGCTAGGTTTGGAAAAGAAGCTGCAGATCAAGTTAAACTTGCATCTATAGTTCCAGGGACAGATGTTGAAAGTGTTTATAAAAAAGCAGACTTAGATAGATACGCTGAAAAAGGTTTAGACCTAAGAAAGATGGCAATAGACAAAGGATATTTTTTAGATGTTAAAGGAGCTAGACCATTTTTTGAAGTTACAAAAGATGATCTAAGAAAAGCTGTTTCAGCTTTAGGAAAGGGTGAGCAGATAAGATTTTGTAATGCATTAAACGAGGGTGGATTAGCTGTTCCAGGTTGTGCAAAAGCAATAGACAAAGATCCTGTTAAAGCTGCTACAATTTTAAGTGAGGCAGATGCACCAACTTCTAGGATGCAAATAGTAAAAACTTTTGCAACAAATTTTTTAAAATCACCAGGTGTAAGAACGTTTGGTGTAGCAGGTATTGCCGGAACAGTTGGAGCTGCACTTGTAAAAGAATTTAGAAACGATGATCCAACAACTTACCTATCAGATGAAAACCAACAAAAAAATATGTTAGTTGATATGGCATTAAACCCTATTACAACAGAGCTTGATAGACCAGATATATTAGATTTTCAATTGCCGGCGGCAGGTGCATTAGTTGCAGGATCAACTGCTGCTGTAGCACCGTCAACAATCAAGGCTAGTAAATCAAGAGCTCTTGGTGTTGAAAACAAAAGACCCGGAATAGTTAAGACAGGTTTTAGAACTTTAGGACGTGGTTTAGGAGTTGCTGCATCGCCAGGATTATTAGCACCTCTAGCAGCTATGGATATTACTGGTCAGATAGCAGAGGGAGACTCACCAGCAGATATTGCTACAAATCCATTTAACTATTTATATCCTGCATTTGCAGATCAAACACCAAAATTAACAAGAGGATTACCTTCAGCTGTTAGAAAAGTTGCTAGTTTAGGGTTAGGTAAACTAGGATTAAAAGCACTTTCAAGAGCAGGCATAGCTGGACTTGGGCTATCTTTAGGTATACAAGGTTATAATTTATTAGACGATTAATGGTTAAATTAATTCCAGGAGGGGGACCACCCCCAAAAAGCGGGCCTAATCCACAAGGGTTGAATGTACCTGGAAAAAAGATTATAGTAGTAAAGAACTCGGAGAAAAAGAAAAATGTCAACAATAGACAAAGCTCTACCAAACGTAGTAGAGAACAGCGTAACAACGCCTAGTGACGAAGAAGTCGCTTTAGCAGAAGAAAAAGTAATTGAGTCACAAGGTGGTGAAGGCGTAGACATACAAGAAAATGATGATGGTTCAGTAGATGTAAACTTTGAACCAAACAAAATTAATCAAGAAGGCACAGATTCACATTTCGATAATCTAGCAGATATTTTACCAGAAGATATTTTAGGTCGGCTAGGTTCAGAACTTTTTAATAATTACATGAATTATAAATCTTCTCGTAAAGAGTGGGAGGATAGTTATGTTAAAGGTTTAGATCTTTTAGGATTTAAGTATGAAGATCGAACACAACCATTTGATGGTGCTTCAGGAGTAACACACCCAGTATTAGGAGAAGCTGTTACACAATTCCAAGCACAAGCTTACAAAGAATTACTTCCAGCTAAAGGTCCAGTACACACTCAAATTTTAGGTGTGGTCAATAGACAAAAAGAAGACCAAGCTACACGAGTAAAAAATTTCATGAACTATCAGCTCATGAATAAGATGAAAGAGTATGAACCCGAGTTCGATCAGATGCTTTTTTATCTCCCTCTTAGCGGCTCTGCTTTCAAGAAAGTTTATTACGATGAACTGCTTGACAGAGCCGTTTCTAAATTTATCCCGTCAGATGATTTGATAGTTCCATATACTGCTACATCTATAGAAGATGCAGAAGCAGTTGTTCATAGATTAAAAATGTCAGAAAATGATTTAAGAAAAAAACAAGTATCTGGTTTTTATAGAGATATAGAACTACAACCAGGTTACACACAAGATACAGAAATAGATAAAAAAGAATTAGAAGTCGAAGGTATTAGAAAAACAAAAGATGAAAGTGATTTTACAATTTTAGAATTTCATATTGATTTAGAT